AGCAGGCGTGCCCGCCTGGTCTCCGATGCTGGCGCTGACCAGGAAGGGATCGTCGCCGGGGTTGGCATCCAGCGTGGCCACCACTCCAAACACTTTTGCCAAGCCGGTAACCACGGTATCGGAGGCCGCCACCGTGGTATGCTGGCCCGCGACGATGCGGATGCCGGGCGCGCCAGGCAGCACGAGCACTTCAATCACATCGTTCTGAGCGGTCGCGGCTTCGAGGGCGAAGCCGATGCAATGGCCGGGATTGCCCGCGCCGGTGGCATCGTCAATCTTGCCATCGGCCGTGCCATAGACGGGCAAACGCGCGGTAATGGCCGCGTTGGCAACCATCTTGAAAGTGCCGGCGGCATTCAGCAGCCGCACGGGGACTTGCGCGCCGGCCGCGGCAGCGGCCTGCGTGATGCCGATGGCGGGTTCCTGCACTCCGGCAATGGCGGCCTTGCCGTTGCCGTCGAGCTTGACCCGGATGTACTGCCCGACCGCCGCGGCGGCTTCGAGCGAGATCACCGGATTTTCGGTCTGCTGGCTCATGTGAAAAACTCCTGATCCTGGTTTCCTGGGATGCCCGCTTCACCAAGCAGGCGAGGGCCCTACTTGCTGGCGACGCGCTCCACCTTGCGCGCCGGGGCCTTGCGGCACTCCTCGACGTAGGCCTGGTGTTTTTCGGGGTGCAGCCGCGCGGTTTCGCTGAGCGCCTTACTCATCGGGCAGGCGTGCTTGGCCGCGTATTCATCGGCCAGTTCCATGAAAGACTTGCCCCCAGGGTCACCACCAGCACCGGCGCCAAATTCAACAGGCTGCGCGCCCAACGCCTGGCCGGCAGGCTTGCCCGAGCCCTTTTTGAGGGTCTCAATTTCCCTGGTCTTGGCCTCAAGATCGGCCGCGAGCTTGTCGGCGTAAGCGGCCTTTGCCTCCTGCACGCTCTGGCCCTTTTCGATGGCTTCAAGCGCGAAGGCCTGATCCTTGGGGAAGGCGGCCTTCAGATCGGAGATGCGCTGGCGCTCGCCCTTGAGGGCCTCCTGCTTCGCGGCCTCGGCGTCGGGCTTCTTTTCACCTTCAGGCATGACGTTTCCTTTCTGCTCTTCGAAGAGCGACAGCACCACGCCCGAGGTATCGCCATCGGCGCCAACGGGCACGAAACTGGATTCGCGCAGTTTGGACTTACGGACCACATAGGCGGGACCGGACAGCTTGCGGCCATTGACCTGAACTTCGGCGCCGGGCTCCACACGCTCGACGCTTTCGATCTCCAGGCCGACACTGGCCTGCCACAGAAAACCTTCATCCGCAAGGTTCGCCACTTCCAGCGCGGCTTGCGTTTTCCGGCTGACACGCCCTTCGATCACCAGACCCGCGCCGGTGCGCTCCACCTTTTCGGACATGCCAACAATCTGGCCCGGATCGTGGTTCTTCAGGATGGGGGTGCGGCCGGAATCGAACGCAATGCCCGCGAGATCGATGGCCATCAAGCCAAAGTATCGCCGCACGGGCGCGCCGCTGTATGCCATCATGCGAAAAGAGCGCGGCGCATCCGCATTGGCGGCGTCCCTGGCCAAGGGGAGCATTTCAAGATTACCGGCCTCGGACAATTTCAGCAGGCGGTCATCGCGCTTTGTTTCCATGTTGCTGATAAAACGGCTTTGGGCTGGCTTTCGCAACGGGGCAGATTACTGATCAGTAATCTATTTCTGCTTCTGGATGATGTTTCATTCGCTTTCGCCTTCTTTTTTACCGGCGTCGGGGGCCTTGGCGGGCGCACTGGCGCTGCTCACGGACCCAGGCAGGCCGGCGAAAATACGCCAATCCACTTGGGCCGCTGGATTCTGCAGATTGAGAGCGGCGGCTGTGTCGATGGCTTCTTGGACCTCGCGCTTGCGCGCTTCCAGCCATTCGCCCCGGTCGCGATTCACGCTCTTAAGAGCTTCGGTTTGGGTGGATAAACCGCGTTCGATCCGCATGCCCCAGGCCTCGGCCTCCTTGAGCTCGTCGATCCAGGGGAAGCTGGGTGAAATCCATTCGTGCCGATCAAGGTCGGGCAACACCGGCAGGCGGCCCTCGGCCGCCCACTGCGCGACCTTCCAGCGGTAGACAGGGGCATGAAAACGCTGCTTCAATAGCCGCTGCCAGCAGCCGAACATCCTAAAGGCCTGCTCCAGGGCCGCCCGCGCGCTGCTGTAATTGGTTTTCGACCAGTCCAGCAAAACCAGTTCAAGCGGCATACCCACAGGCAGGCCCAGCAGCCGGATAAACATCGTGATGCTGGTGCCAAAGTTGGCGCCAGGCAGATTCCGGTCAATGCCGGAAAGCGTCTCGCCCTTCTGGGCGTGGAAGATGATCGCTTCGTCGAACTCCTGAATGCGCTCGGGGGCAACAGGATTGGACTGACCCGCCTTAGCCGGATCGGGACGCGATTCGGAATACCCAATGGCTGGCCCATTTTCGCGGCTAATCATGATCGCGAAGCGCGCCAGCAGTTGCCACGCAATGGCCTCGGAGTTGCAGACATCGTTGATGCGATGGAACATCGGGAAGTTGCTGACCTGCGCGGGCACGCCACGCGTTTGCGAAGCGCGTTCCAGGCCGGCGATAAATTGGACATCCGAGGCATTCCGGCGCGCGGCGGCATGCGGGTTCACGCACCCGGAACGGTCATACGGCGCAACATAAAAGGCCACTGGCCGGCCCAGCGCATTCAGTTCAATACCCTGCTCGATGCGGCGCTCAAAAAGCGCGGTCTTGCTCGACGCAATGCGCTCGCCCTCGACCAGCTGCAGCCTGCCATCTTCCAGCTTCAGGGCGGCCAAGTCGCCATCCACGAGTACCGAGCGGAGCACCACGCGCTCCACATTCCACCAACTATGCAAACCGCGAACCTCGGGATCCTGACACCATTCGTGCCAAAGGTCCTCCAGCGTCTGGTTTACCCTGGGGTCGGACGTGCGGGCCTGCAAGGCAAAGCCATCGCCGAGAATGTTATCGACGGCCCGATTGATGATGCCACGGTACAGGCCATTGTCGCGGTCGAACGACTGCGATTGCCTCCGAAGCACATCCAGATCAAAGCGCGCGTGCAGATCGGCACTGCCACCCGAGGGCACCGGCTTGCCCTGCGTGCGCGCCTTGGCTGCCGCTTCATACCCCAGCAGCCCATAACGGCCAAGCGGGGTGCTCATGCGGGTATGCCTCGCGTAAAGCTGCTGCGGTTCGTGGCGCTAACCGCTTCAGTGGCCTTGATTGCCTGCTCAAGCTTCGTGAACGAATCGAGCGTTTCCCGGTCGATGCGGCTTTCGGCGTCAGATACCGCCTTGGTATCCAGGCCGATCTTGATTCCAAGCGCTTGCGTGTACTTAACACGCGCCGTCGTCCAGTCGCTGGCCGCGATGGCATCGCACGCTTCAGCAATGGCGGTCTGAAAAGCCGTGACCGTGATTTGCGTCGTTGGCATCTTTCGCCCTCCGCATCAAGAGAACGCTTTAGGACCATGCCCGCAACGGGGTAGATTACTGATCAGTAATCTATTTCGGGATTTTGAAGCGATGGTCACAGCGGCCGCAGCGGTAGTGCCGGAAGCGCACTTCCACGAATTTAGGATGCGCGCGCGGGCCTCCAGACTGCACAAACGTATCCGTGCCTTTGCAACTCGGACACGCCGGACCCGCGCCATTCTTACGCATGCGAGGTTCGGATGTCTTCGCGGCAGGCTGTTCGGGTGGATTCTCCGGCGCAGGGGCCTGCACACCGGTCGATTCCACCGGCGGGGCGGGCGGCAACTCCACCAATGGCGCATCCACCTGCGTTTGAGGCTGCGGCTTCGTCGAAATTCCTCTTCCCATTCGATCCTCGTTTCTCCCCCACTAATTTGACTCAGTATTTCCAGCGCACGGGCTGGGCGGCAATGGTTCGCTGCTGCTTGCGCGCACGTTCTGCTTCCTGCGCATCACGCGCGTCGGCTTCGTCGAAGGGCAGTTCGTCTTGCAGCTTGAAGAGTTCGAGGGCGGCGGCGAAGGCGTAGATGTTGCAGTCGCTCGCGTGGTTCGGGCCTTTGTGCTTCCAGACTTCGACCTTGCCGTCGAGCGTCAGGTATTCTGAGCTGCTCTGCTGGATGAACCACTGGGGCACGTCGTTCGGCAGGGTGAGGCGCGGGTGATCCTCGGACGGCAGGCCGTCGCGCTGCTGCGTCTTGAAGCGCCTGCCGACGAGCGGAAAGAAGTTTTCCTTAAGCCGGAAGGTATTGAGCTGCGCGACCTTCACGCGCGGGTCGGGGAGTTCCTCGCCGCCAATGCGCCGGCGGGCTCCCGCGCCCCACCCAAATGTGGCCTTGTGCGAGGCGGTCTTGCTATCGAGCGCGGCGCCGCGGCAGGGCATTGCGCGGCCATTGCCGCGCAGGCAATAGTTTTCGACGGCAAGGGGCTGCCAGGACCAGTCGTGCAGGCCCATCACGATTTCGAGGTTGCGGCCGTCGAGCGTGGCGTAGGCACGGTCGTACAGCAACTGATCGAAGACGCGCAGGTCGCTTTCTTCCAGCGTGAGACTGAACGGCCGGTTGACGACGCCGCAATCCACGAGCCAGCCGCAGACGAGCGGGTATCCGGCTTCGTCGCGCAGGCGGCCCCAGCCCCAGACGGCGTAATGCAGTTCGGTCGAGCGCGAGTCCTGCCCGGCGGTGAGGAAGCGCACGGGGCCGGGCACCTGACCCATGGCGTAATATTCGGGGTCCTGTTCGCGGCGGCGGATGCAGACCAGGCGCGACCAGGCGTCGGCCGTCGCTTCCTTGAGCGCCGGATCGTAGACTTCGCCCATGCGTTTGTTCATGAAGGCGCGCTTCTGGCCCTCGTCGTCCAGCGCTTCGATCCAGTGTTCGGCGAGGAATTCCAGCGATTTATTGGGCATGTAAAGCTGGCTGAAATGCACGCCGATGTACGGGCGCTTCGCGGCCTCGGCGGCATCGAGCGTGCTGCGGTATGCGACCTTGCGGACAATCAGGGAGCGCTGGGCGTCGGATATGGCGGCTCCACAGCACGGCGCGAAGTAGTGATAGCAGCGCTTGTCGCGTTCGGCCTGGGCCTGCGTCATGCCGGTTTCGGGCACGGCCTTGACGTGCGCCCATTGGAGCCAGAACGGCGAGCC